GTTAATCTACCATCTCCGTTTGTTGAAAAGTTGGTCACGTTTGCACCGGCATCAAATGAAATATTGTCAAAAGTTAATTTAGTATTATCGTATTGTAAGATTACTTCTAAACCTGCTAATCCTTCTTTTGTCAATGTACCCGTTAATACCACTTTACCATTAACAATTGTGGAATTCAATCCCAATGTTGCCTTTTCAATTAATTGAGTGTATGCCATTGATTGAACTGAGAATGATTTTATTATTGCTGTACCATCTTTTATTGAATTGGAATAATTTCCAGTAGAAACTCTACTTGCAATTGTGTCAGGATGAGATGAATGAGACCAATCCAAATCACCACCCCATGCATAAACCATATCTATTGATTGATTTGATGCCGTTACTTTTGTTTTATAAGTAGGAACACCATCCAACCAACTTTGATTTAATAATCCACTAAACCATTTATATAATCCACTATTTGTACTCAATGGAATCCATGCACTATCTTTTACATTAGCAATACCCATTACATATGCAAATGCGTAATATGAATCACTTTCACTAAATACACTTTTATTTTTTGTAATTTGTCCTATATTTTTTTCTAATACAGGTCTTGTAAAATATGTAGCAGTACCATTGATATTGGTTTGTGAGATACCTAAAAATGATTTATATGCGTCCGATACTGTAATGATGTTATTCATAAAAGTTTTTCCAGTAGCACCATACATCCAAACTGCCAAACTATCACCCACTTTAACTTCCGTTGTAAATGTTGCTTCTCCACTTGCGTCTAATACTTTTGTTGCAATTGGAGTTCCTGTAAAATTAATAGTACCATTTGATTGTATTGGAAATAATGCAACACTATGTGCAGTAATATCGTATCCTGATGGGTATAAAACTCTTACTTTGAATTGAGATGTGTTACCCGTTACATTTGTTAATGACATTGTACCTGGGTCGGTTGTAATTGGAGTAATGTATGCACTTGCTGCATCTATTGAATATGATAAGTCTAATTTGTGAATATCGGTATATACACCCAAATCTTTGATTGTATATTTTTGAGTAGCAATGTCTCCGTTGATTGATGCATCGGTTCTTTGTACAGTCAATTGTCCAACATTCCAATCTGCGTTAGTTGCGTAACCCCATGGATTTATTAAATATTGTGCATATAAATCTTTAGCTGTAATACTATTTGCCGTACTTGCTGTAAATTTATACGATGTCCAACTTGTATAATATGTTTGTACCGATGTTCCTTGTGAGAATGTGGTTGAAACATATGCCAATGCTTTATTGTTGAATTGATATCTCAACCAAAAATATCTTGGTGTAGTTGTACCTCTTGCAACTGTATATTTTACTGAAATTGTGTCACCAACCTTTAAACCTGTTGTAGGTGTTACTGATTGGTTGATTGTTAATTGTGCGTTTACTGTCAATGTTAATAGGGATAGTATAATTATCCCTAACATCATAAAGAATTTCTTCATTTTATTTTTCCTCAAATAGTTTGGTGATTAGTTTGTCACAACCTTTTTTAAGTGCATTACTTAAACTTGTTTGATTAAAACCACCACCTTCACCGATAATCAATGTACTCATTGATATTTCTGAGGAGGACTCTTCTACTATAACTACTTTGTCTTTCTTTCCTTCGGATTTAAGAATGCCACGTAAACGAATTACAACTTCTTCTTCTCCACTATGAAAAACCGATATGTTCTTTTTTGTTGTAAGAACATCTAAAAATATAATTTGAACTGATACTTTGTTTGGTGCTACCGAAGATAGATTATATCCTTTATCTTGTAGATATTCTTCTAAAATATTCTTAACACCAAATTCTAATTTACGATTTCCTGCTAACTTACCGATTTTTACTTCGTTTGTTACTGATTCAATTGTTACTTGCTTATCGGCATCATACCAAATGTTTTCAGGTGAATTTTTGAATGTACCGTCAATTCTCCATTCAATCCAATTTGCAACATCTCTTGTTATTTCAGTTTTACCTGCTAATTCCAAGTAGGTCATAGTAGCTGTGAATAACAACGCACATACAACCCATACAAGCGCTAGACATAGAAATCCTAGTGCAATTTTTTCGCCAATAGTTTGACGTAAGTTTAATAACTTCGTTTTCATATATTTACCCCTTTATGCTAATAAATATATAAAACTATGGTCTAAACTAAATTTTTAATTTCAATGAGGTTATTAATTTTTTATCAATACCATATTTTTCACACATACCTTTAATTTGTTCTTTACCTTCTTTGGTTGTGTATAGAATATCTAAGTATTCATTTGCGTGCTTTGTAGAACAAGTATATTCTTTAACTACTAATTCAACTACCCAATCTTCATAATCATTTGCTCTCTTACCTTTGATATATTTTAGATAATATTTCTTTGGTGGAATCATATCACTAAAAAATCTATAAAAATATTCGTTAGGTAATGATTGTACATATGGTTGCACTTCTGCTATCCACTCTATCCAATCAGGATTCATAGATATATACCTTTGAATAATAAAATTACCAAAGGTTTTCTTATCATCATCGGAAATTTTGTCCCAATAGTGTGGGTCTTGATACTCAGTCACAGCAGAGATATGGTCAAATAAACCTAATCTCTTTGCTGCGGCTTCGTTTGTATCTTTTTTAATTTTGGCCATCGTCCGTTCTTAGTTCTTTTGGTAATAGGTCCTCAAATACATCACCACATTCAATACATAAATAAATTTCAACAGGAGTAATTTCTTCTTTACCGGTTGAACTTGCTAATGCACTTGATTTTCTAAAATGTAATCCAGGTGAGAAAAATTGCCCACCACATTTACATTCCATTGCCGTTGTTTTAGTTAAGTCAGGTCCTGTTGAACCCTGTCCTAATTTACTTAAATCCATTGGTTGCATACTATTCTATTTTATCTAATTACCATTAATAAATCCATCTCTCTACATAGGAAATAATCTTTTTCTCCTAATTTAATTTTTTGTACTGCCATATCACCACTCGGTAACAATACTTTATCACCTGGTTTTACTGTCATTGGAATTTTAGTTCCACTATGTGTATAAACACCTGGTCCTGTTGAAACAACAACTGCGATTTTATTATCACCCGTCTTAACTGAATCTGGAATGATTATACCACCAATTGTTTTTTCTTTTGATTCTATCTCTACTAATACTCTGTCGCCTAACGGCTTTGCTAATTCAAAATTCTCTGTCATAATTTTTATTTTATAATGTTAATAATTGCGATGATTGTTGCCATAAAACAGATTTCTTTATCTATTACTAAAGCATCTCTAAATTGTCCTTGTGCTAATTCTAAGATTACATTTGCCGTATTACCCGCTGCATAATCATCCAATCTTTCATATAGTGCCGAATAAAGTTCTGCAAAATCATTTACTTTATTATCACCCACTATTTGTCTAATCTGCATATATGCGTTTCTTTTCTCCTCACCACTTGCTAATAAATCTACAATCTTATTTTTGAAATCGGCTTGTAAGATTGTTTGTTTATCTACCTTTAACTCACCCTTAGATGATTGCAATTGGCAGGTATTCATAACTCTGCGGATATCAGGATAGAAACTACTAATGATATCTGCTACATCTTTAATATCAAATCTAATACCTTCTTTGTTTAAGATTTCAGTAACATGAACTGCTACTTCTTTCTTTGATGGTGGATTTACTGCAAAAGTTTGACAACGCGATAAAATTGGTTCAATAATTTTTTCATGATAGTTACAGGTTAAGATAAAACGAGTGTGCCTACTGAATGTTTCCATTAAGTTACGAAGGATTGCCTGTGCGTTTGGAGTCATATAATCAAACTCATCTAATATGATAATTTTGAATCCTTTAAAACCTGCACCACTTGCAAAGTTCTTTACTTTATTTCTTACCGTCTCTACGTTGTTCTCATCCGATGCATTGATTACCATCATATCACATTCAATTGTTTGTGCTATGATTTTAGCTAATGTTGTTTTGCCTGTCCCAGCCTTACCATATAAAAGTAAATGGGGAACATCGTTATTATCTAAGTAGGATTGTACTTTCTCTTTAAGAAGGTCATTACCTATATAATCTTTTAGTGTTTGTGGTCTATATTTTTCTACCCACAATGTGTTTTCCGTTTTTACGGATTCTTTTTCAAAAAAGCTCATTATTTAAAATTTATTTTGTAATCGTTTATTATATTGTCTAAGATACTATTTTCTTCGATATAATCCAAACATTTTTGTCTATTTGTTTCGGCTGCTATTGAACATTCATCTAACATTACATCATATTCATCTTGTTTCATTTCTGAAATACGGATTATATCCTTTGTTAAATTTCTAACTATAAAATCATGGTTTTCCCAAATCTCATCATAATTTATACCTAATTCGGTTTCATATGTTTCAAATCCAAAGTGTATTAAAAAATCATATGCCACCTTACTACAAATTATAAATGGTTTACCTATCAATAAATTATCAATTGTTTTTTCAGTAATATTACACCATTCTTTTTCACTCAATCTATATAATCCATTTTGATTAGATTCAAACATAATTTGTATATCGGATGAAAATGTTACATCTATTAGTTTCATTGCCCCAATATGTTCCTGTTGACCGGCAACTAATGTAGTAGTTGGTGCTAAACTTTGCTTTAATCTATCTAATAACTTAAATTCATTTTTGTATTGGTCTAACTTATCTGCGTTATTATATTTTGTTGCAAATTCATATAACTGCTCCATTCTATTTACATAGTAATCGTTTACTCTAAGATTAATATTATCCTTTTGGTAATTTTGTAACACTTTTAACAACTCTACCCTTTCGTCTTTTTGAGGAAAGTTTCTAACTGATAAATCTAATCTATATTCTTTTTTAGTATTCCTAAAAATATCATTACATTGATAGTGTTGTAATACAATTCTATTTGCTATGAATTTTCTTAATATAAAGCCAAAATCAAAAAGTTTATTAGGTTCAACAATTCTTAATGTAGTGTAAAAAATACAATTAGGATTACTTCTAACATAATCTATATTATCAAAAATATTATATGGTTCTAAATTTGCGGTATCGAATATATAGTATTTATTATTTGGATTATTTTTAATTGCTTCCGCAATAGTAGATTGTAATCCCATTAAATTTGTAGGAATGATATGATACCCAGGTTCTGATACTAATTCAAACTCTCTATCATGAATGAAAGCACTATCTATGAAAAACTCACGTTGTTCACTATGTAAGTTTTTTCTTAGTTCATCTCCAATTTCATGTGATGGTTCTAATACTAAAAATCTATAATATAAATCCCACCATTTTGTATTATAAAATAATGCTCTATTAGTTGCACTATCAAATGGACCATGTAAATAAATCATATTATTTTCCTGTTGAACCGAATCCACCTTCACCTCTTAGTGTATCGGATAATTCTTTTACTTCTAAAAATTGTACTGGTGGATGTGGTATAATCATAAGTTGACAAACTCTATCACCAACTTTATAATCATTTTTTTGATTTTCAATTGTTGTTATAATTTTGTTGAATGTGGCTTGCAACTCACCTCTATATCCACTATCAATTACCCCAACTGAATTACTTAATTGCAATCTAGTTTTTCTAATTGATGAACGAGGAAATACTAATCCTACAAATCCTTCGGGTATTTCCAATGCAACGCCCAATCCATATGTTATTTGAGTATATGTTTCTGATATAACCGA